CATGCCTATAAATGGTCTAGCGGGTATATCGCCCCATAGATTAGGAAACATTGCTTTTGAGCCGCCGTAGTGCATCATGCGAGCATAGATAACGTTTGTGCCCCATGTCACGCCATCAGGTAGCGCAATATAGGTCAATGATGATAATAATCGGCTAGTATCGCGTAGCGTTTTACCGCCTTGCTCTAATGCTCGCTTAGATGGTAACCACGGTTGACGGTCTGGCCCATGCTGATTGTAAAAGCGCTCCTCAGTTTGATTGACCATTTCAGCGCCAACCAACCGGCTAAACTTTTGCATTTTTTGACTATCAAAATACAAAGCGCCCAGCCGCCTGATTATCTCGTCACCGCCTGATAAGTTCGCATCAATCATGGCTCACCTCACTTAAAGCTTGGCATAGTGGCAAACACATCATCACCAAATACTTGACCACGATAACTATCACCGATGGGCACTGCTGGCTTAATGTACGTTGATTGCTGCTCGTCATCGGTTAATGGCTCAGCAAACGTGACATTGGCTTTACCCGCACCCACGTCTTGCAGCCACTTGAGCGCTTCTTTATAACGTGCCTCGACTTCATCGGTCGGCTCGTTCATATAAAGCAAATAGCGCGCAATGTCAGCGCACACCAGTTTTAAATGCTCAGTCTTATTCAATGGCGTTTTATAGCGTATGGATAAGTAACTGTTCATCTTTTCACTGGCGTCAGACAGTGCGTTGGTGACTGCAAGCAAGCCGTCATTGTGCATGGACTCAAGCTCAGCTATAGCAAGCTCACCAAAGCGGCTTATTAAATCGTCATGAGTCGCATACATAATTTAGTCCTTTTTGGCGGCTGCCTTGGTTGCAGGCTTTGATTTGTCGTCACTGTTAGCTTCTTCGATAGCACCGATACTTAGTAAATATTCGATACGGTCTTTATCAGTCAAACCAATGACTTCGCCGCCAGTGCGAAATTCACCAATAGATTGTTTTGCAATATAAACTTTTGACATTACATTCTCCAAAAAAAGCCCTGCGATTAAACAGGGCTTGTTGAATTAAGCGATAAACGCATCACCGCCAACGACACCGTTCACGATAGACGGCGCAGCAAGTGGACTTGACTCACTGATTAGCTTGATGCCTGACGGGTCTTTTTCCTGCACGATGTAATCATAAACATCAAGCGGCTGATCCATAACATCAAGATTTTGCAGCCCACAATGGCATAGCGAGCCGTTCATATCAGCGATTAAATAAAACGCCTTATCGCCAATATAACGCTTGACCGCGCCATTTTCGTCACGATAGGTCGCGTCTAGCGTCCACACTGACACGCCGTCAAGCTCGCCGCGATACTTGGCTTCTTGATTGCCACCACCTAGCGAGCCGACGTTTAGCGGGTTAGCTGCATTTGCACCTTGCGCTTTGACAAAGCTATCTTGGAACTCATCACTCTTAGTCAAAGCACCAAACACTTTAGACGACGTTAGGATAACTGCGCCATCTGTACCGCCATGCTCAGATAGTAAAGCGTTCATCGCCTTAATATCACTCACAGGTTTAGCGCCTACTGCGTCCCATGTGGTTAATGGCGCAAAGTTAAGGTCACTATGACGGCCATAATCAACGGTTACTTCGGGAAAGTCTTGTGATGCAAACGTGACCTTACCTTTTAGCAGCACTTCAAGCGCCATAAAGATATTGAAGTTTGTGATTGACTCACGGTTACGTTGGAAACGTGCAATCTGTGCGACGCGTAGCTTTTCAGCACCGCTCATGTTTGTGGCACTGTTGACCAACCCTGCGGTCTGCATCGTGCCAAGTAACGCCAAATCATTAACATTCTGCGGGGTCACATAACCTGACGGCTTTAGATAAGCTGGACGCACGTATTGGACGTTATACTCAGCTTTATCAGTGATGATGCGACCTTGCACACTAGGCGCTACCAATGGTGCGATAGGCGTATTGGTATCAAGCTCACCCATTGCCACTTTGTTGCCAGTAAAGACAGGGCGATTTGGGAAAAACGTGTCTAAAATCCAAGTGCTAACTTTGGTTGTTTTGTTATGGAAGATAGCAAGTTCGCGCGTATCTAACAGCTCAACCGGCTGCCCTTTAATATCTACAGTAATACTCATTTATTTATCCTCAATGCCAGCAGGCAATTTTAAAGTTAATGATAGGCCAGCATTGGTTGCATAAGCACGGGCAAGTAAGCGAGCTGCTTTGTTTAGCTTCACGCCACTGACCGAACACTCAAACGCATTAAACTCACCGCCAACATAAACAGGGATTTCAATGCCTGCCGCTGCGTGTGCGGTTGCTTGCTCTACTGATACGTTTTGAGCAATGATAGCGTGATAGCCAGTAGCTGTTGTTGGGTGTGTTGCCACGTTGGTAGCGCCATCAACTACAACAACATCACCGCGCTTGTATGCGGTCGCTGTAGTAGGTAAGACGTTACTTGTCTTGGCATCAACGCCGATGACCAGCTCATTTGTCGTTGTGTATGCAATATCTTGGGTAATTTCAGCCATTACGCTTCGCTCCATTCGTTAAATTTGGTTTCAAAACCGCCAGTTTCGCCATTGTCACGCGCTTTTACGCCATGCGTGGCTTGCTCGTTGAACAGCTCTTGTGGCAACTGAAAGCCTTTTTGCTCAGTCTTAGCTGGCATCATTGATGCAAACATCGAAAAGCTGGTTTCATCCATTGATTTAAGCGCGGTTAGTTTGTCCTCGCTAAATTCATGCCCTGTCTTGGCTGCCAATGCCTCAATATCTGAATCACGTTTGGCTTGCTTAAACTCATTAAGCGCATCAATAGCCGCTTGCTTGTCCGATTGCTCCTGAGACAGGCTCGCCTCAAGCTCGGTAATTTTGGCTTTCGCCTGCTCTAATTCCACGTTATCCCCCTTTGGTGTAGTGTGGTCTCGGTTTTCATTAAAAATCTGTGCGCTGGTATGACGGTCAGCACCTAAAGCGCAAAACGATACTTCGCGGATTGTATTGTTTCTAAAGATGGTCACTGGTGCGTTAAACTCACGGCCGTTGACGGTTACTGTGCCTTGCTCGACTGTCTCAACACGTTTAGGCGTAATAGACACGCTCATTTGCCACGGATAACCTTCGTCGGCATCATTGGCGATAGTCGTGCCATGCTCGTTTGATAGCAGCGTGCCCTCGATGTTTAGACCGGCATCACCGATATTATGGCTATTAATAAAGCCGCATCGCTGATCGCGGTCATGCTCTACTAGCATTGGCACTTTACCGTTTGCCAAATCTAAATTATCTAAGTCAAAAACAAGGTTGCCCCAATACCAGTGGTCATCAATCTGACCGCCGTGATAAGCGACACCGCTAAACGTGCGCTTAGTCTTATCGCCCGTCTTTTCAATCTGCGTCTGAACGTCACCTGCTAAAAACTGGTAAGCATTGTTAGGCGCGTCATCAAAGTTAAATTTATTCATTATTTATTCCTGTTATTCAGGCATTAAAAAACCGCCCTTTTCGGCGGCTATTATTTATCGTCTGCATCTTTCTTGCGTCGTTTGTTTTTGACAACCAATCCAATCTCAATTAGTAAGCTGATTACCTGTAACCATTTATTTGTATTCATGCCTCTTGCTCCTCAATCAACTCTTTAGCCTCATCAATCATAGCTGCAAGCTCAGGTATCGGCTGTGCCAACATCACTGTGATGGCTGCCTCAATGCGCTGCCTTGCTTCTAGTATCGCACCTGACTGCTTGTAGTACGTGATAGCAAGTTCGGCTATCTTGTTGTTGACTAACGTTGTCATGCGATTGGTGTATTGTGCTGGAGTACCGCCAAAGCCATTTTGCGGATTAACGTTAGGCAGGTCATCATCGACCGTTATACCTTTAGCCTGTGCTTGTTCTTTAGTAAGCGAGCGAGCCACGCATCTACAGCGAAAATCATCAGGCGGATAATGCGTCTGCCAAAACGGGTCATCAATCGGTCTAATGATACCGTCTAGCACTTTATGGGCAGGTCTTTGTCTGCTGTCATTGATGCCGTCACGCATCAAGTATGGGCGCTCAGCCTTGTTTTCTTGCTGCTGATACCATCGACCACGGCCATAAGCACCTTGAATGTTGGTTCTAAAAATATTATCCAGCCGATGCTTTGGCAGATTAATATCAATATCGCCTGCCTTAACCGCCTTTTGAAAGTCTGCAAACGTACCGCCATCAACCAATTGCTCATTAACCAAGCCCATCACATGCTTAATCTGCTCAGTCTGTGCAAGCCCTGCAATAGATACTGCTTGCTGACGTTGAATAGGTGTCATCATATTATAGTAGTTATCAGGCAAAACCACGTTACGATTTAAAGCGTAAGCAATGGCTTCGATAAACTGTACGTCAAATCCTGCTGTTGTCGTTGCCATGACTAAACCTCACTCGATTCATCAGCAAAGCCATGCACATCAGCAACCATCAGCGCGGTATTAACCAACTGAGTAAACTCACTTTGAGCCAAGCTGTCACCGACCATATCAAATAGTGCCTGTGTTAGCGTTTCTGCGTCCGTTGCAAGCTCGATAGCTGTTAGCACCTTATTCACATCAAACGGCTGTACGCTCGCATTTAGCGCATCATCTGCGACTTGCTCAAGCTCTTGCTGCTCGTCTGTAAACTCGCTATCGTCATCTTGTGCAAACTGTAGCGCTCGCACAGGCTTACTTGATAGCTGCATAACTGGTGCTGCGTTATCCTCAACTACCTTAATATACTCAGGTTTAAAATCATAAGCATCAATGTAGTATGATTCGTCAAACCTCACGCCTTGATTGTATAGCTTACTGTCACGCTCAGCGCGTTCAGGCTGCAAACCCTTTTCAAAGGTAAAGTTAAACGTAGGCGGCTCGTAACCATTTAATAAGCAGATAGTGTCAATAAACTGCTGCACATAGCGAGCTGCAAACTTCTTATCACCATCTAAGATGCGCTGCTGTTGGTCTTGATGAACTAAACCTTGCCCGTAAGTGCCGCCTGTCTCTGTACCGCTTGTGAGTGTTTGCCCTAGTAGATACTTAGCAATGCGCTTATTAATAGCATCATCATACGCTTTAAACGCCTCGCCATTACTGCTGGCATTGATAGCGTTTACTGTGTCACCGTCTGACATTGCCACGACTGACTGATTGTGTGCTGCCATTAACGCATCGGCTAGCGCTTGCGGCTCACCATCTGTTGTGCCAATGAGTAGCGGGCTGCCAAAACGCTCTAAAAACTTTGACCAAAAGCGCCAACCGTTTGTCTTAAAGTACCATAACCAATATACGCGGCTAAGCAGCGCCTTACCTTTTGGTTCTGCATAGGTCGGCTTGTATTGCTGCAATAGATATTTGTATTTTGTGTCAACGGTCACGCCTTGCTCGTAATTGTTGGCATACCACATCAAGCGGCCATCGTTCTTTGGCTCAAACCACTGCATCGGCTTTTCGACCACCGATAGCGGCTGAATAATACCTGTCTGCTTCTTAGCGTATTCATCCCAAACAACCTCGGTCACGCTATAACCAAACAGCTTAGCGTTGAGTGATGCGGTCAAAATAGATTCAAGATGCAAATCTAATTGCTCATAGATAAACATTGATACATCGCTATCACCATCTGACAGCGTGTATTTAGCTTGCATTAGATTATCGCTACGTGTCTCAACCTTACCGTCAATCTCGTCATCAGATAGTAGTACCGATAATTGATGGCGTGATATGCCTGCTTTTCGCAGCACCTCGTCAGTATCTACCCGTAGTAAGCTGTCAAAAAACTTATTCATTTTGTCGATAGCTTGCTCTGAGTATAGCGAGCCACCACTCACCGCCCTCTTAACTTCGGTAGCAAGCGGCTGTTGCCTAAACTTAAACCAATCTAATATAGCCATCTTGTCACCTGTTAATAATATCGTTTGCCAGCAGTGGCGTATTTTTGCTTGCGGTTTTTCTTCTCAACCATGTTGTCAGCGAATACCATCATTACCGCATCGAAGCGGTTTGGCGATGGTGTACCTTTTGGCTTCTTATTGATTAATATTTTGCCCGCATTGGTTTTTGCGTAGGTTGGCTGTGATAGTTCAGTGGTTAGCTTGGCAAGTTCATCGAGCGTGCTATCAATACTGATAATGTCGTCAGGATGAAACGCCGTACCCTCGGTTACTGCTCTATGAGTTACTAAGAAGCGCTTGCGTAGTGCCCACCCTGCTTGAGCTTTGAAGTTGTCAAAAGCGTCGCTGTTCTTTTTACCTAAGATATCCTCACGCTCCGGCTTATAGATACCAGCTGAACCACGAAAAGGGTGAGCATCAACATCAGGTAAGTCTTTGCGCTGCTCATTAACCACCCGGGCATCACCTTTGACACTGGCGCCCAATCCATCAGCATCATACAAAAAGTATTCTGATTGACTGTCGGCTGTAATCTCAACTGCCTTTTTAGACGTGGCAAAAATATCTGAACCTTTACCACTCCATGTATCTAAGTGATTGAGCAAAACGCCATGACGACCAGCGATAGAGTTTTTATCAACGCCTTCATCTGCCACATCGAGCGCCATAATCTTACTGCCACTGATAGTAATGCCTAACTTCTTATGAGCATCGATAGCAGACTGGACCCATGCCGACGGTATCAACACACCTTCAACCGATGCGGAGTAGTCAATATCAATCTCTTGCGCGACTGTCACCGCGTCAAGCTCGTCCAACTGTTTGTTGTACCAGGCATCATCTTTGCGCGGATCATCGCGCCAATGGAATGTAAAGACACGAATACGCCCACTGTGTCGGCGTAATGCAAATGAGTTATTACTGCCGTTAGGCGTTGATATGTCATTGCGGCTGTTGGTAGTAGCTGACAATGAAGCATCGACCAAATGCGGACGCTCTAAGAAAGCAGCTTCATCAACAAAATATAATGACGCCCTATCACCACGACCAATGCCGTCACCTGCCTCACCAGTGATCACGCTGCCAGTTTCAGGTAATATAATTCTTTTAAAAGGACTGTGCTTTTCACGAATCCAGCCGCCGCGAAACTCTGGCGGTAATCCACTTAAAAACATACGACCTTTTTCAAACAGTGCTTTAGGACTGCCAATAAGGTCAACGTATTCCTCTTTACGACTACCAACGCCGACTGATAAACCGTTGTTATGCAACCCTAGTGAGCATGACAAGCCCATCATGAGCCAAGACATACCCATATCGCGCGTCTTCTCCGTAATGGACGGTTTTTGCAACTTCCAACCGTCCATCAGCCAATGAATCCACTCTTCTTGCTTAGGGAATAACAAAAACGGTATGTATGACGGTAAGCCACGCTCAATATTGCGAGGATCATAAGTCACACCCCAATCGATAATAAATTGTGCTGGATTGTCTTTATAAAACGCTTTTAGTGCTGGCAATGATTCAGGGTTTTGTCTAATGCGCTGTAGTCGCTCAATGCGCCATTCAAACACCTGTGCATAATCAGGATTTTTAAAATCGAATGCAAAAGGGATAGGCATTATTTACCACCCATAATATCCTGATACGCTTGGCTTGCTGCTTGAGCGTCACCGTTAAAGTTATTGATTGTTGGCGTCATGCTGCCATCTTCCGAAACATGATTGACCGTATCTTTAAACATACCTAAATGACGTGCCACGTTATCAAGCGCTTTCATCCGGTCCGCTGTCTGTATCTCAATGCCAAACTTGGTTTCTTTGGCACCCTGGTATAGTAATTTGGCGGCTGGTGAAAGCTTTTCAGTATCTGCGATATGCACATGAGGCGAACCTTCACCTCTACAAATACCGCAATCAGGATTTGGGTCACGGCTTGGGTCAATCTCACGGGCATCGTCGTCATCGCCCATCGTAATGTTATCGCCATAGCAATAACCACAAGCAACACGACGCACGCTAGACAGCTCGCTATAATCAGCATTGGCAATCTGCCACCACATTCCTAAAACATGGTCTTGCGTGATATGCATGCGCTTAGTGCGCTTAGCGATAGCCTCATCGATAGCCTCGGCTATGCGCTCATCCTGCAACAATCGATAGCCCTGCTGTGCTGCCGTCTTTGGACTATAGCCTGCCCTGATTGCTGCTTCTTTAGCGTTGAAGTCAATGATGTACTCATCAACAAACATTTGATGCTTCGTGTTAGTGAGCTTTTTCGACATGCTCACCTCCAATCAGCGAGTATAAAAAATGCCCGGACCATTCAAGGCGGGCAAAAGTGGTTAATTTAATCTATCCATTGTGCTAACAATGTCCTGCGCTTGCTTATCGCCGTACTTGGCGCGTACTAACATAAAGTTGTACCAATAGTCGGCAGCTTGTAATCGCTTACTGGTCTTACATTGCTTCCAACGGTTAAAGACCTCAGCGTTTGATAAGTCGCACATGAGCAATCCCTTGCCAAATTCTGGACAATAAAAAAGCCCGATATCGGATTTCCGGTATCGGGCATAAAATGGCATAGGCGGATGGATTCGCACCATCATCAACGGTTTTGGAGACCGCTATTCTACTGTTGAACTACGCCCATAAAAAAGCCCCACTCGTTAAAGTAGGGCTTAAAATATGCTTGCTCAACACATAAAAT